GGGCTAAAAGAGTAGGAGCAGCTGGAGGATATATTCCTAACTTTGTTGCAAAAGGAAAAGGTGGGCTACCATATTCTATTGATGAGATAGTACAACAAAGTAACCCTGATAAACTTAAGAATGCCGCTGCTTTGGCGAAGGGAAATAGTCGTACAGCAGCGACCTTAGCATATACAGACAAAGATCCAAAAATTTTAGCTGCTAAAGAGAGGCTACAGACACTGCAAGGCATGATAAATTTTGATGCTACTGCGAATAAGTTTGTGATGGTTGTTCCTCAAGTTAGTGGACCAGAATCGCGCACAATAAATTTTACAAAACCTAGAGGAAATATTGGAAGTTTTACAGGTCAAATTTTTGGTATAAGCCCTAATCTAAAAGATAACAGAAAATTCAGAGGATTTCTAAAGTTAGAAGAAAACATAAAAGAAGGTTTAGCTGAGGCGGCTAATAATGTAGCTAATAAATTAGCTAATGACATAATGATACAACCGCGGCCAGTTACTAAAAATAATATCACTGATCTTATAAGAGATGAGGGTGGAGCTGGAGCGCTTGGAGCAATACAAGGAGCTTTTTTTGAGTCAATTGTGAATGCTGTAAGAGATGTTGGACAGGCACCTACAGAGGAACGGGGTACTTTAGATTTTGTTCTTGGTCCAAGCCTTGAAAATAGAAAATTTTTAGAAACAGTTTTTGGTTTACCTCCTAATATTTTCAATGTTGGAGATTATAAAAGCAGCTCAAAAAGTTTTCCCACATACGCAGATCAAGTATTAAAAAATGTTGCTAAGAATCCTGAACTGGGTAAGAAAGATCCTGTCAAACAGAATCAAATCCGAAAACGAAAAGCTTCAGGAGGATACATTCCTAACTTTGTGGGAGCCTTAGAAAATGCAATAGGCAGAGAAGCTGCCGCTGGTATACCTATCAACCAGATAAGAATAAATCAAAAAGGCACACTAAGAAACTCAGGAAACCCAATGGGTCTTGCTGTTACTAATACTAGAGATGAGCCTACTGGAGCCATACCTAACTTTTTTGGAGCAGGTATGACTAGAGATTCAGCTGGAAATGCTAGAATGAATCTAAACACAATTGCCAATCAAAATATGGCAGCAGAAACTAAAAGGTTAACCAACTCTATGAAAGAGGTGACAGCTGGCAATAGAGATATGCTAGGCACTATTTTTGGAGTACAAATGGGTTTAAGTTTATTGACAGGTGCAACTTCAGATGCTGAAGGTAGTGTAGGTAAATTTGCAAACAGTTTATCAAGTGCTGCATCTACTTTAACTACAGGTTTATTAGCTGGTCAAGCCTTAGGCCAATTAGGAGAAGGTTTTGTTGGAACAAAAAGAGGAGGCGCATTAGGAAAACTTAGTAAAGGTTTTGGTGGTTTACTCATGATAACAGGAAAAGTTGGTATAGCCCTTGCCGCTGTGGGCGCTGGTTTCAAATTATTTAATGATATATACAGAGATGCAACGGGAATAACAGAAGTAAATAATAAAGCACTAGATAGATTTACTGACCAAATAGAAAAGTCTACTTTTGGTTTATCTCAATTTACAAAAGTTCAACAAAGTAGAATCAATGAACAGATTGAATCAGTAATTTCTGGGCAAGATCGTGACCCCAACAAAAAAATAAATAGAGGAGGTGTTCTTGGGTTTAATGAAGCTCTTACTGATGAAACATTAAGGCAAGCTTTAATATCTGGAGTTTTAAAAGGGTTCGATATTGATTCAGTTGTTAAGGTAATGAGGGATCAACGTGATAGAGGGCTGTTTCTCCCAAGCGGTGAGCCAAGACCTTTTGAAGAATTTAAAAGAATTAACGAGGAAGATCCAGATTTCTTTGATGATGCATTAACTAATACGGAAGAAATAGAAAGAGCTTTAAGCGCCGTAGCAAACTTACCAGATTTAGCTGGAAAAGCTATGAAATTGGTAGAGAAGGCTAAGTTTGGAGCGTTCAGTGAAACAGGCTTGAAGGGTGCGATAAGAAATGCAGAGGCTGAGGCTATGGAGGAGACTTTATTTGTACAGAAATTAATGACGTTAGGTATAGAATCTCAAGAAGTTTTTGATGAAATTATGAAAGCTTATAGAGAGCGGAGAGATGCTGCTTTTGAAGCTAATAGAAAACTGGCAGATGCTGACCTAAAATTAATTAATAGAACTGAAGCTTTAGCGCGTGTCTTTGAAATTTCAAAAGAAGTTAGAGAACAGCAAGCGGGTAGACAAAGAGATCTTGATGCTAGAAGCGCACAAATCTCAGCTGGTTTAACTACATCTGATCAAAGATTTAATGTAGCTATTGGAAGAGCAACTTTAAATAAAGAAATAGAAGACACTACAAGAATTAGAGCCTTAGCTGAAAGAATAATAAGCGAAAGTAAGGATCTTAAGTTAAAAGATGCTCCTGAAGGAATTAAGAGGCTTTTAAATTTAGATCCAAACAAACTTACAATAGAAGATTTAAAAGATTTTTCTAGAAGTATTGCCACAATCGCTGAAAGAACAGAGGGTAAATTTAAAGAGGATATATTAAAATTTAATAAGGAGAATTTTGAAAGCAATCTAAAATTTGGAAATGAAATTGCAAAAATTGAAAGCGATCGAAATGCCGCTACTATGACTTTGGCAAAAGCTTCAAAGAAAGCTGCAATCGATGCTATAGATAAATTAAATACTTTTGATCTACAGTTTCAAAGAGACACGGCAACTGGTTTTGAAAGACGTAGGTTAACTAGAGAGATTGATTTTCTAGGTGAAATGGGTAAACTTAGGGATAAACCTGCGGATGAAAGACTTATCGCGCAAGCAGCGCTTATGAGGGCAAAAGAGCTTGGAGACGTTTTAGATGATGCTTCTAAAAATTTTGTTGAATCAATAAGTGATGGATTAATAGATGCTATTGTTCAAGGGCAGAATTTAGGAGACACTTTAAGGTCAGCTGCTACAGATTTCTTTACCATGCTTTCTAAAGCTTTCATGCAGAGAGGTGTTAATAGTATAGTAGATAGTGTTTCTAATAGTGGCGGTGGTGGAATAGGAAACTTACTTAGTTCTATATTACGTAGACATGACGGGGGTATGATTACAGGAGGATCTGGAGTGAGAGATGACGTTCCTGCTTTACTAACTGGTGGTGAATTCGTAATGAGAAAAAGCGCTGTGAAAAAATTTGGAACAGGTTTTATGAATGCTGTGAATCAGGGAGCGGTTCCAAAGTTCGCTAACGGAGGTATGTTTACTCCAGGGACTTTTGGACAAGGTGCAATATCTGGCCAATCTAATTTATTAGGGTTTGCAACTCAAACTGGAACTTCTACATCTTTTGATAAGTTAATAGGAGGTTCTGGTTTTGCAGCTGTAGCTTTAGCTCCTGAAAGTTTGATGATGACAAATTTAGGAAGATCTATGAGTCCAGCTTTTAAAAGAACTCAAGAAGCTAAGTCTCAAGCTTTTGGATTATTTGTTCAATCGTTACAGGCAGATGAACAACGTAAAGAGCAGCTTAGGCAGCAAGCAGAAGCTAAAAAACAACAAAAAAGAGGATTATTTGCGTCTCTTGGAATGGCCGCTTTAAGTGGTTTTCTCTTTGGAGGAGGATTAGGCACAATCGATAAACACTTAGGGGGATTATTTGGTGGTAGAAAAAGCAACAGAGCTTTAAATCAGGAAATATTTGCAATGTTTCCAAACGCTGCCGCTAAAAGACCAATGGGTGGTATGATACCATACATGGCTGGTGGAGGTCGCATGATAGATAGACCAATGGGTGGTATGATACCTTATGCTGGAGGTGGAGGAGTGGGTCACGCTGCTGGAGTTGATACAGTTCCAGCTATGTTGTCTGGTGGTGAATTTGTAATGAACGCGGCTGCAACTTCACGAATAGGGGCATCTAATTTACAAGCTTTAAATTCTGGAGCTTCTTTAGGTAATGGTGCGACATCAGTAACTAAAGGGGACACTAATATAAATATAGTTGTTAACTCTAATGGATCTGTTAATGAAAGCTCCTCACCTAATACAGAGGCTGCTGATAAAGGTTTAGCCGTAAGGTTAAAAGATGCTGTAAAAGGTGTCATAGCTGAAGAAACAAGATTAGGAGGGATGCTGTCAGCTTAATGTTTGGCACTAAATTAAATTACGATTCAAGATTATTTTTAGAGGGTGAAGAAGTCTCTGGAATTAATACAGTTGATTTTTCGTATTCTAATTCTGTTAACACCATAAATCCTTTGGGGTTTAGTGATGGTGTTACAACTGTCAATGGAGAAACACGACAAAATTTTTCTTTTACTAGAGATTTAGTTTATAAATCTGTAGTAGCTTCTGGGGTTGGTGGAAGTAGTTCTTTTACTGGGTCTAATAATTTATCAGGCAGTATTCATTACAATGGAGAATCTTATGGATTTCAAAGTGGATACCTTAACAATTGGTCAATAAATTGTGCAGTTGGAGCGCCTGTAAAAGAAAATTGTTCTTTTGTTGTTTATGATGAAATGAGAAGCGGCGCAAGTGCTTCAGGTTCTGTTGCAGCACCAAGCTTAAGCATACCAAGTCAAGGTAGCATCACTGCTTCATGTGATAACAGCTCAACTAATAGAGTTATAGGATTTGATTATGCTGTGACTTGTAGTAGAAAACCTTACTATTCAATAGGTAATAAAGAGCCAACAGAGGTTAAGTTCATACCGCCTTTAAATATTACTGCTGCTGTTCAGATTGAAGTCGATGATGCTTTTTTAGAAAGTGGCAGAAATTTTTTAGAAACAGGTAAAAGCAGTAGAACAGTTAATTTAAAAGTAGATGGTAGAAATGGTGGTCCAACTCTAGTTGATGCATCAGTGCCTAATGCTTGTTTAGTAAGTGAATCTTTAAGTGCATCTTCAGATGGAAGTTTGAGATTAACTCTTAATTATATGGGACATACATCATGAGTACTTTAACAGGATTAGAATCAGAAAACTTACTTTACAATAGAGATAGAAATATTTCTGGAGTTACTGCACCAACAGATCTCACTGGTTTGAGTTTGACACCGATCTATGGGTCTACAGCTCAGTTTCAATCTAAGTTTAATAGTTTTACAACTGATGATTTTTATTATGATTTAGTTCCCCTATCTTTGAATAGTTTAGTAGCTAATTTTAGTGTTGGTTATTTAACTAATGAGACTAATGCTAGAAAGCTAGCCAACTTTTTTGAAAGTAAGTCTGGCTTTTTACCAATGGAGTTTAACGCTGATAACTCTGGAATATATAAAAATGTAACTGGGTTTTGCAATTCTTATCAAGTAACCGTTGAGAACAATCAAAACTTTAATGTATCAGCAGCGGTAACAATTGACACAGCCCCAAATCTATTAAATTGGTCAGGGAATAATTACACAAATATAGATTTTCAAAACTGGGTTCCATCAAGATCATATAAAAAATATGATGTTGTTTTTTCAGGTGTTAATACAAACAACTTAAATAATTTTTTCTATTGCACTGAAGATCATACTTCGTCTTCATCAAATAGTCCAACTGGTGCATCGACTAATTGGACTCAAAAGTTTTTCTTTGAGCCTGATGAAAAACAGAGCTTCGAAGTAGGCATAAAATCAGATATTGTTGAATTTAATAATTCTTTTACTCAAAGATTAGGTGGAGATAAAAATACAAAAAATATATCTAAATTTGATATATCTTATAGTTTCAGCAACATATCTAATCACCAATTAAAATCTATGCTGCACTTTTTAGAAAATAAAGCTGGTTATAGGAGATTTGAACATCAAATACCATCAGTCTATAATAGACCAAAAGTTTATTATTGCCCTAATTGGACTCATACTTGGGTCTATGATAATACAAACAACTTAAGTGTAAACTTTGTCGAAGATCCATTAGGCGTAATCCCAACAGAGGTTTAAAATGTCAAGAGCTATAATACAGAGTCAAAAAGCAATAGTAGCAGCAAGCAATGATACTGGATCATTTAAAACAACTAATATTGATTTAAATTTAATTAATAATGTTCAAAGTGCTAGTTTTTCTATCGCCTTCCCTCATGAAAAATCAAAGCAATTAGGATCTCAGGACTTTAGTATTGATAATACTTTCATACAGCCTGATGTAGAATTAACTTTATCATACATACCAGAGCCTAAATTACAGAATGAAATAAATAGCAATTTTATAAGTGGAGGTAATTCTTATACTACTGACGTTCAAGCCCTTGCTGGTTCATTACCTAAAAATACTAATTTCTTAATTATAAATAGCCCTGATGATGGTAAAGACGCTTTAGATTCAGTTACAGTTGGGGGTTCAGCAGTAGATCTAACTGGTTTTGAAGCTGCCGCTTTTGGAAACTGTTTCTTAACCTCTTACGGGTTAACTTATGGAATAAATTCGTTACCAATTGTTACCACTACTTACGTAGCATCAAACGCAAAGTTTGAAAAATTAACTGGCACTAGTATGGAATCGCCAGCTATAAATTTACTTCAAGGAAACAATAATAACGTAGGACTTTTAAATTTTACTTTTGATAACGGCACTAAAGATCCAAAAGTTCCAACACCAAATGATCCTAATAGTTCTGTATCCTTTGAAAACTTGCAAGTAGGAGGTCAAGTTATCTCTGGTAGTCATTTAGTTCAATCTGTTGACATGTCAGTAGCTTTACAAAGAGTTTCTAATTATGGTTTTGGCAGTGATTTTTCTTATGACAGAAAAGCTGAAATGCCAGCTGATGGATCGTTTTCTATTTCATCATTAGTATCAGGTTACGAAAACGGTAACATAACAGGTGTATTAGAAACTGAACAAACTTATAGCTTTGATTTAGTTCTTAGTTCAACAGATTCTAAGAAAATAAAATACTCAATATCTAATGCTAGACTACAATCCTATAACTCTTCTTTACCAGTCAATGGCATGATGTCTTTTGATGCCGCATTTACTTTTCCTGTGAACGAAAGCGCAGGATTAAGGTTAAGTGGTACTAGCTACTAATCGTAATCAATTTTTACGTTTTTGCTTTCGTAACCTTTTTCTTTTATTTGATTGATGTGTTTAGCTCCGTTTCGAGCTTTTGAATAATCTTTATAATATTTTTCTTTTACAGGATCAACACCACCATTCTTTCGTGCTCGCTTTTCGCTAAGCTCTTTAGAATAATCCATCATATCTCCCATAGTTCCTTTTTTAGCAGCAGTTGTCTCTACAAACTGTCTACTATTAAATGGGTCAGCATCAGCATCGATAGACGCATTAGGAGCGAGGAAAACTCGCTCCCATGCTAAACCGTCTTTTTCGTAAGAATGTTCATCATTCATACCTTGAATTACTTCAATATATTCTTCTTTGTCGGGATGTTTGTAAACGTAAATAGGCATTAAGTAATTTTTATTTCTCTACCTTCATTTACACCTTTTTTAGGTAATGTTAATTTCAATAAACCATGAGTATATTCAGCTACTATGTGATCTATAGAAACTTGATTAGCTAGTCTGACAGTTCTTTTTTTTGAGTCTTTTTTATTTTTAGCCTCTACTGTTAGTAAAGTATCAGTAGCGGTTATTTTTATTTGACTCTTTGAAAAACCAGCAAATGAAAGTTCAATCTCATAAGCGTCTTTATTATCTGTCGATTCGACTGGGTATTGTATTTGTTCGTTTAATAAGTTAAATAATGTGTTCATAATACTTATATATCAACATTAAATGTGCCAAGTAGTTAACCCTCAAAAACAAGGGATAAAATGCGATCTACAGTATTTTCGTATGTCAACTTGTCACCCATTTTAACACCCTCTGTGTTAACTTGTCCCACCTTAGACTCAGCTAACTCCATTGCAGAAATAGCTTCATCTTCAGTCCAAGTGTAAAAAGTTCCTTGGTTGAAAGCTTGATTGTCATTGAAAAATACCCCATCACCAACTGCCATTTCGCCAGACGGCTCAATCAAAATTGAGTTATCTTTATTAGCCCAATCTTTATGTGAAGTACAATTTAAAACAATACTCCATTTTCCAAGACAAGTTGCGTTGAATGATGGCAAATTCCACCCCTCTCCACCAGAGAGTCCACCAAGATCAATATCTATTGAATTTAGATATTCATTAACTTCTGAATTAGTAGCTAAATGTGGAAGAAAGTTAATATTGTTATAGTGTTTTCCCTCCAAAGTTTGATTGATCAAACCTTTCATTTGTTCTGGTTGAAAGAATGCATTGTTTATACAGCAAGTTAGTAAATATTTGTTATTGTTGCCATATTTTTTTAGCCAAGTTCTAATAATTTTTTGAGTATGTTTTCTATTTTCATACTTACCCATCAAACCAAAATGAACACAATCCTGCATATAAGTTTTGTTAGTAACTTTAAAACAGTCATCAAAACCTAAAGGGACAGCCTCACAGTTTTCTAAGCCCTTAGCCTCGAAATGATCTCTTGCATAAGTTGAACTAAAGATTGCCTTTTGTTGATTACCAACTATTGCAGACTCTATTTCAGTCGGCTGGTTGCATTCATAGAATGTATATAAAAACTGGTTTTTATTTTTTCTATTATCAGCGCCGTTAATATGCCAAAGTTTTAGAGATGGTATATCTTCAGATAAAAATTTGAACCTGTGATTTATAGCATCTTCAATATATCTTTTAAGATCGTCATCTAAACAGAAAGCATCTACTGTGACATCTCCCATAGGGAAAAGTCCTATTTCAATATTTTTTTTATATAATTGTTTTAGAATGTTTATAGAAACATTACCAAAACTTAAATTATTTAGAGGCGCTTCTAATAATACCTTCATTAAAAAGGAACTTCTTCACCTACTTTTTCTTCTTTTATAGAAGCAGTAGAATTATCAGAGTCTTTTTTCTTAGATGAAAGAAACTGTAAATCTTTACCTTTTATAAAATATCTACTAAAATTTTTACCATCTTTTTCCCAAGATGACATTGAAAGTTCTCCTTGAACAATAAACTCTCTTCCTTTAGAGAGGTATTTTTCTGCTATCTCAGCTTGTTTGTCCCAATACTGGACATCAACATAACATTTATCTTTTACATTAGATGATGAAATACCAACTCTTAAATTTACAACTTTTTTACCAGTTGAAGTTGTTCTAGATTCTGGGTCTTTAACCAGATAAGCAGCAGCAGTTATTGAATTATACATATTTAGTTTGTTTATTAATTTTAGTTAAAAATTTATTATGGATATTTATACAGCCTTGAATACTCATGTCAAGATCCTCAGCTATAATTTTCCAAGGTGTGAGCTTATGATTATCGACATTATATCTTTTGTCAATTATTTTTTTTACTCTATCGTCAGTTTCTTTTTCTAAGAATTTTGTAAGTATTTTTAAAATTTCGTGTTTGCTCAAACTTTCTAAAAAAGATTCACAATGAGGTTCAATATAAAAATCATCATCCTGAAAAGAAATTTCTTGGTGTTTTTTTCTTTTATTTAAAACTCCTAAACATTTCCATTTTGTGTGATTAGCTAAATAAGTTGGAAATTTTGTGTTTTTAGAAGGATCAAAATTTATAGCGCATGAGTATACTTCATGCACTTTATCGTCTAAAAGGTTGTCTTTATCTGCGGTATTCCTCGGCCCAGAAAGAAAACTATTTACCATTGAATGATAAATGCCAGAATGACGGTTTATAAGCTCTAATAGACTACCCTCGTCGTTACAATCTTTAATTTTATTAATTAAAGAAATATCGCTTTCCAGAGCCAATGGCTCTGTAAATTTTGTACCTTTTTCCATTATTTTATATATATTTTATATATAATTTATATATAAATTATAAAACGTAATGTATACAGAATAACGTATAGCTTTACTATAACGTAATAGGTATAATTAGCGTCTTTAAACCGTTATACGGTATAATAAAGATTAAAATCAACTTGTCAACTAAAAAAAATTTTTTTTTCAAATACAGTTTGACAGCAAAGCAAAGTATGGTGTAAAAACAATAGTCATGATTTTCGAAGAACAAATATCAAGGAAGCCCGACCATTATCCATGGGCACAAGAATTTATTGAGGCAATGCACAACGGTTTTTGGACCGATAAAGAATTTAGCTTTAGCAGCGATATACAGGATTTTAATGTTAATTTAAATTCTGAAGAAAAAGAAATTATTATAAGAACTCTTTCAGCTGTTGGGCAGATTGAGGTAGCTGTAAAAAAGTTTTGGAGTAAATTAGGTGACAACTTACCTCACCCAAGCTTGACCGATTTGGGATATGTTATGGCAAACGTTGAAGTTATCCATAATAACGCCTATGAAAGATTACTGAAAGTTTTGGGGCTTGAGGATGTATTTGAGAAAAATTTAGAGCTAGATTTCATTCAAGGTAGAGTTAATTATCTTAGAAAATACAATCATAAATTTTACAAAGATTCAAAAAAACAATATGTTTATTCAATAATACTTTTTACTCTTTTTGTAGAAAATGTTTCTTTGTTTTCACAGTTCTATATTATCAACTGGTTCAATCGTTATCGAAATATATTAAAGGATACTGGGCAGCAGGTAAAATATACTAGGAACGAAGAGAACATACATGCTCTTGCTGGAATTAAGATAATCAATACCATTAGAAGCGAGCATCCAGAATTATTTGATGATGAATTAGAGAGTAGAATTATACACGAAGCTCAGGAAGCTTTCAAAGCTGAGAGCAAGATTGTTGATTGGATGATTAATGGATTTAATGAAAAAGGTCTCAATGCTGAGATCCTTAAAGAATTTATAAAAAATAGAATAAATGACTCTTTAGAAAAAATAGGGTTTTCTTCTGCATTTAATGTTGACACTTCTGTTTTAGAAAATACAATGTGGTTCGAGGAAGAATTGATGGGCAATAATGCCACTGACTTCTTTCATTCTAGACCTGTTGAGTATTCTAAAAACTCACAGACATTTGACGCAGACGATCTATTTTAATGAACAAATACTATTGGCTAAACAAGGATTCAAAAGCTTTTTTAAAAAGGGGTTATTTACAAACTGGAGAAACAGCAGAACAAAGAATTTTAGATATTGCCAAGAGCGCTGAAAAGTATTTAAAAGTAAAAGGGTTCGCTTCTAAATTTGAAGATTATATGGCTAGAGGTTTCTACTCTTTAGCCAGTCCAGTTTGGGCTAATTTTGGCAGAGAAAGAGGTTTACCTATCTCTTGCAACGGTGTTTACATTGAAGATAGGATGGATTCTATCTTAGAAAAACAAGCTGAGGTTGGAATGCAAACTAAGCATGGATCAGGTACATCAGCTTACTTTGGCGCTCTTAGAGGTAGAGGAGCAGAAATATCATCTGGTGGCACTTCAAGTGGATCAGTTCACTTCATGGAACTTTTCGATAAAGTTTCATCTGTGGTATCTCAAAGTAATGTTCGCAGAGGATCTTTTGCAGGATACCTACCCATTGACCACCCAGATATAAAAGAATTTTTGAGGATACGAAGTGAAGGTCATCCAATACAAGATTTATCTTTTGGTGTTTGTATAAGTGATTCTTGGATGAGAGAATTAATATCTGGAGATAAATCAAAGAGATATATTTGGGCAGCTCTAATCAAAAAAAGATTTGAGACAGGTTATCCTTATATATTTTTTACTGATACTGTAAACAATTCAGCGCCAAAACCTTATAAAGATAAAAATCTAAAAGTCCATGCTTCTAACCTTTGTAGTGAAATAGCTCTACATTCATCTGAGGAAGAATCTTTTGTTTGTTGTTTATCATCTTTAAACCTAGTAAAGTGGGAAGAAATTAAAGAAACTGATGCTGTTGAAACTTTGATATTTTTCTTAGATGCTGTGATGGAGGAATATGTTCAAAAAACAAAGGATATTCCATTTATGAAAAGCTCTCATGAATTTGCAAAAAGACAAAGAGCTATAGGATTAGGAGTTTTAGGTTGGCACTCTTATTTACAGGATAAAATGATAGCCTTTGAGAGTTTAGAGGCTAAATTTTTAAATCAAGAAATACATCAATTAATAAGAGAGCGTTGTGATAAAGCTACAGAAAATCTAGCTGTTTTATTAGGCGAGCCTGAGTACCTTAAAGGATATGGCAGACGAAACCTAACTACAATGGCAATAGCCCCAACAACCTCAAGCTCATTTATTTTAGGGCAAGTATCTCCTTCTATAGAACCTTTAAATAGCAACTACTTCACAAAAGACCTTGCAAAAGGTAAATTTACTTATAAAAATCCTTACTTAGAAAAAACACTTACTGAAAAGAAGAAAAATAACCAAACTACATGGAAATCAATTTTACTTAAGGGTGGATCTGTACAGCATTTAGATTTTTTATCTGAAGAAGAAAAGGACGTTTTCAAAACATTTGGTGAAATTTCACAAAAAGAAATAGTATTACAAGCCGCTCAACGACAAAAATACATAGACCAAAGCCAAAGTTTGAACTTAATGATAGCTCCAAAATGTCCTCCAAAACAAGTAAGTGAGCTTTTAATTTTCGGCTGGGAACAGGGGATAAAAAGCTTTTATTATCAAAGAAGTGCAAATCCTAGTCAAGAGCTTGCAAGATCAATATTATCTTGTAGTTCTTGTGAGGGTTAAAATTCATTTTAATGTATTTTTTGTGTAAATCATTGCTAGATGGAGTACGATTTTTCAGATAAAGCAAAAGAATTTTTGGAAGCACAGGCTGCTAAACGACCTGGGCCAAGAAGTGGCGCACAAACCCCAGCTAAACCATCCGAGCGCAAAAAAGGTTCAAAGAAAAATCCTAAAGGATCAGCTGGTGGTGGAAAAAAAGCTCCTAAAATTACTTTCTCTGAAAAAGTTGTAACTTCACTAAAAAACAAGGTTAAAGAGCACAATTCTAAACACTCAAGAAAAGTTACATTAGGTCAACTTAAAAAAGTTTATAGGAGGGGCGCTGGCGCTTTCTCAAGTACTCATAGACCTGGTAAATCTAGAGGTCAATGGGCTATGGCTAGAGTCAATACATTCTTAAGAATGATGAGAGGCGGTAAAGTAAAAAAATCTTATAGAGCTGCTGATTCTGATATAGCAAGAGGTAGTGAAGAATATTATAACGAGGAAGTGGGTAAAGAGTTTATTGATTTTAGCGAGCTTAATTTTACAATGGCTAAGATTGATTTGTTAAAAGCTGGAGTGACTGAAGAGGAAATGGACAACGAGGCTGAAGATTTAGATTACACAGAGGCTCAAAAAAAAACTTTAAATAAACCCTTTAGGTTACCTACTGGCTCAAAAAAAAAATTCGGAGTCTATGTAAAGAATGAAAAAGGTAACGTTGTTATGGTCAAGTTTGGTGATCCAAACATGGAGATAAAGCGTGACGATCCTGAAAGAAGAAAAAGCTTTAGAGCTAGACATAAGTGTGACACAAATCCAGGTCCAAAGTATAAAGCTAGATACTGGTCATGTAGATTTTGGAGTAAAAAACCAGTAAGCAAAATGACATCAAGTGATGCTGTTGCATGGGATGATGAGGAGATACTAAGTCATTGGGGGTGGGATGATGATAACTTTGTAGAGCAAAGTGAATTAATTGCTCAAAATCCAGATCTAGAAAAGGTCTCAGTTTTTATTGAAGAGGACGATTTATAAGATATAATCATGCTATCGCATGAAAATCTTATTTGTATCTGATTACACACTTGCTCAAAGAGAGGGTGGAGCACAAAGAAGTAATCACCTTTTAATCAAAAAAGGTAGAGAATTAGGTCACGAAATCGTAGAACACAGTTATGAGTCTTCGATAACAGATTTTTTAGTATCTTATGATTTAATTATAAATTCTAATTTAGAGCATATAAATGCTATTAGTCCTGAAAAAATAGACTTTTTAAAAAGACTGCCTAATTCTGTAAGGTTAGAACATGACTCATGTTTATATTTAGATAACAGAACAAGAGCGCATCTGTTTACAAAATCTCAAAAAAACTTTTTTTTAAGTGAATTTCATATTTCTTTTTTTAAGGATCTTTATGGCGATTATTTTACAAATACAGAAATAGTTTATGACCCAATCGATACAGAACTTTTTTGTAGAACAGATCAGGAAAAAATTTATGATGTAGTATATTGTGGCTATATTCATGAATTGAAAGGTGCTAAAAAAATAATTGATTTTGCTAAAAAAAATCCAGATAAAGAAATATCAATTTTTGGATGGTCTCATGTAGATCCTAATCAATTTTTTAAAAATCAAAATAATATAAAATTTGGTGGCCTCAAAACTCAAGAAGAGGTTGCTGATATTTTAAAACAAAGCAAAGCCATATTCCATTCTCCAATAGTTAATGAACCGTTTTGTAGAATGATAGGTGAAGCATTATTATGTGGTGTTGAAGAAGTAATAGGCGAAGTAAATAAAATCGGAGCTTACTTAGAATTTAGTAAAGTTGGTTATGATGAATTTAAAAATAAATGTCAAAATGCATCTGAAATATTTTGGCAAAAAATAGAACAATGAATTTTTTAAACGGAACATATTTCAAACATCAATGTAAAGTTCAACTTACGGATTATAAGGATGAACGAACTCCAGTATTCAAACTAAAAGTAAACGAAGATGTAAAAAATAATTTTGTTTTTTGTATGCCAGAATTTTTACAGTTATTTGAAAAATCTAGAACGATTGGTTCTTCAGAATTTACTTTAGTGACACATAACTCTGATATAAACTTTACTTATGAATATGTTAAAGCTGTTGTTGAATTTTTTCCTAAAATGCAACATTGGTATACTCAAAATTTATTATGCGAACATCCTAAAGTTTCTCCCATACCAATAGGAATAGCTAATCCTAAATGGTCTCATGGCAATCAAGATCGATTTAAAAAAATCATAAATGAAAATAATGAAAAGGATAATTTGTATTACGCTAACTTTAATGTTTCAACTAATCCTCAAGAGAGAAATTATTGTTATAAATGTTTAGGAATCGAATCTCCTGTCATTTATCCAGATGCAACATCTATAAAAGATCACGATAATTTTGTTAATGATACTCAAGAAAAATATTTAAGAGACATATCTAAGTCTTATTTTACAGTTTCACCTGATGGTAATGGTAAAGATTCCCATAAAACATGGGAGGCTTTATATATGAAAAGCATACCTATTGTTACAAAATGGTATGGAGCAGAAAGATTTAAACAGTTAGGTATACCTATTCTAATTTTAGATGATTGGTCTGAATTTAAAGATTTAAAATTAAATAAAAATCTATATGATAGTATTTGGGGTGATTTTAAAGTTGAATCACTGAACTTTGATTTATTTAAAAAACCTAAACTATGAAGAATATAAAAATAAAATTTGCATGTCATTGGGATACTCCAGCGGGTTTGGCCGATAGAGTGGTTAGAAATTGGGGTGAACCACCTCAAGGACTAGAAATAACTTCAGAGGGTCAGTTTGATTACTTGATTACTTTTAATAATAGTCAAGAAATGTTAAATGTTCCTAAAGAAAAAAATATAGTTTTTACTATGGAACCTAGCTGGAGTCATTGTGTTCAAGATGCAGTTCTTGATAACAGTTTTAAGGTATTCAGCAGTGTTGATAGATTTTCATCTAGAGATAATGTAGAGATGGCCCCAACTTTAATGTTTAGTGAGGATTCAGGGGGGTCTACGCTACAACATGTAAAACAAGCTGGCGAGGGTATAAAGACCACCATGGATCAATACTTATCCGATAATAATTTTAATAAAAGCAAAAAATGTTCAATTATATTAGCAGCACATGGAGCTATAGCTGGTGTTCCCAAGCATCAAGATTCTATATATTTTAACAGAGAAAAACTGTTAGTTAAAATTTTTGAATCTGATTTAGATATAGATGTTTATGGTAGAGGTTGGAATATAGATGATCCAAGATATAAAGGATATGCGGAGTATAAAGAGGATGCACTGAGAGATTATGAATTTAGTATAGGTATAGAAAACTCTAGAGAAGATTATTACATATCAGAAAAAATTACAGACTGTTTTATGAATAATTGTGTGCCCATTTATGATGGCTGCAATTTAGTTCATGAATTTTACAACCCTAAATCTTTTGAGAAAATTAACATTGATAGTGAGAACGTAATTGAAGATATTAGAAAAATAATTTCTGGCTCAAATGAAAAATATGTTGATTACGTAAAAGAATCAAAAATTAAATATTTTACAGATTACAACATATACACCTATTTAGAAAAATGTATATCGTTCAGATAGGTTTTTATACAAGCAATAATTAATTTAGTTAATAAACCATTGGGCAATGAAATTAATTTCAAAAGTTTACATAATCCACTATACTAAACTGTCTGAGAGAAAGGCTCATATGCTTGAGCAGATCAAACAGTGGCTACCTAATGTTGAGCATAAGTTTGTAGAAGATTTTGATCAGGAGGATTTAACAGATAAAATAATTCACGAAAATTTTGATGTGGAAAGGTTTAGAGATAGATTTGATAGAGACATGCTTAGATCTGAGATGTCACTTTGCATGAAATATAAAAAAACTATAAATGAAATAGCTGATTTAGAAAATGGCGAAGAATTTTTCATTTTAGAGGATGATGTAATATTTAAGGAAGATCCTTTAAATTACATTCAGGCAATGCATAAACTTTGTAATAATCATAATATTAACTATGATTGCGTATTCTTAGGAGAGGCATGGATTAGAAGGGGTGATAATAGAGATATTTTTGGCAAAAAAGCCCACCCCGCAACAAATGGTTTGTGCACTGTATTATATAAAAAAAAGTCTTTACAAAGACTTAATAATTTACTGCAAAAAAACAGAATAAGTCAGCCTATGGATTGGGAGCTAAATGATAAATTCAAGGACTTAGACTTTCAGGTTTATTGGGGTAAAGCCATAACAAAACATGGCAGTGTTTTAGCTCTAGAAAACGATTCATACAAAAAATTAAAATCTTCTCTTAGAGAAAAATATTAATGCCTACAGCTTTAATAAATCAACCAGCAGGATTAGGAGATATACTATTTACTATAAAAATAGGATGTCACTTTCATCAGCAGGGTGTAAGAGTAATTTGGCCCATTTCTCCTTCTTATAAATGTTTAGAGAATAAAATAAAAACAAATCACATTGAATTTTATTCTTTGGATAATTCTTTTCCTTTTAAAGAAGAATTCGAAAGTCTTAGTTCTTCTGATATTTCTGAAGTTACATTGTATCAAAAAAAAATATTATATATTCCATTAACTAGAGGTTTTTATTCTAAAGCCGCCAAATTAATAAATGGATATGAAAAATCTAACATGTTTGGCAAATATGCTATGTGTGGTTTACATCCTTCTAATTGGCAAAATTATTTTTCTTTAAATAGAGACAAACAAAAAGAAGATAAACTTTTTTCTGAATTAAAAATTGAAAAACCTTATCATTTAGTTAATGCACGTTTCGGAACACCTCCTCAATGGGAAGTTTATTTAAACAAGGTCGTCAAAACTCCTAGCGATTTGCAAAGAGTAGAGATAAAATTGAAGGAAAACTATAATGTATTTGACTGGGCGAAAGTAATCGAAGAGGCTGCTAAAATTGACACCGTGGCTACCTCAATGCCGTTTATTTTTGAAGTTCTTAATCTTAAGTGTAATCCAACCATCCACTCTAGAAATAAAACAGACGATGAAGCACTAGAAAATTTTAAACTAATGAAAGAAATTTACAAGAAAGATTATAAATATGAAATATGATGACAGCAAATATTATGAAAGCTTGTGTGAGGTTAACCAAAAAGCCTACCTTTTGTTTAAAGAACACAAGAGAGACGCTTCGGTTTTTATTGAATGCGGGTGTCATGAAGGAAACACTTGCGAAAAAGCAATTTATTTAGGATATAAGGAGATTTATTCTTGCGACATTTTTTCTGATAGAGTTTTAACAACCCAGAAAAAATTAAAAAAATATAACATTCCTCACACTATCAAAACTCTTGATTCAGTGAGTTTTTTAAAGGAAACACTGCCCAACATAAATAAAAAATCCACTTTATGGCTTGATGCTCATGGAGAAGGAGGAGGAGTTCCTCTTTTAGAAGAGTTAAAAGTTATAAAAGATTATAGCGAAATAACGTCCCATTCGATTTTAATAGATGACTTGCAAGTATATTTTAAAAACGACATAGATATAATTAAAGATAAAATTAGAGAAATTAATCCTAAATATAAATTTAGTTTTGGTTATATTCACCATAAGCCCGACACTCACCCTGATATTCTAGTAGCTCACGCATCATGAAGGCTGTCATCTTAGAAAACTTAAACTCAAGCTTAGAGATCTGGGACTTAGAACCAGATGCTTTGCAATTTGGTCAGGTCTTAGTAAAAATGATATCAAGTGGATTGTGTGGAGCACAATTGCAAGAAATAGCAGGACTAAAAGGCAATTCTAAATTTTTACCCCACCTCTTAGGTCATGAAGGTTGTGGAATAGTTCAAGAAACAGGGCAGGGGGTTCACAAGATAAAGAAGGGGGACAAAGTTATAATTCACTGGAGAAAAGGAGATGGAGCAGAATCTGATTTTCCAAAATACATTCACAAATCCTCCAAAATTTCTGGAGGAAAAGCAACAACCTTATCTGAATTTTCTATTGTTTCTGAGAACCGTATAACTGTTGTTCCTGATGAAACAGATAATGATTTTTGCACCTTATTAGGATGTGGTCTATCTACTGGATTAGGAGTAATTAATCATGACGCTAAGTTAAAAAGAGGGGAAAATGTCTTAGTTTTAGGAGGAGGGGGAGTTGGTTTAAGCTGTGTATTGTCAGCACAAATAGCAAAAGCAAACAAAGTCGGGTGTGTGGATATATCCAGAAGCAAAAAACAATTAGTCCAAAGCTCTCCGTTTAGTGCTGAATTTTTTCATAGTTCGGAATTAGGGAATGTATCTAAATCCTTTAGCAAGCTAGACTGCATAGTGGACACTACTGGTTCTATGGTTTTGGTTTCACAACTTTTACCTCTTCTATCAGATCGTGGTCGTTGCATATTAATTTCACAACCTAAAGTGAATGATAAATTAACCATTAAAGAACCTTTAAAACTTTTCCCCTCCGAAGGACTGACCATTAAGACATCTCAAGGAGGTGGATTTAAACCAGACTTGGATATTCCCCGCTATATTGAATTATTTAAATCTAATTCATCTCTATTAAAGAAAGGTGTTGACAAATTGGTAACTCACCGCTACAATCTTTTGCAAATCAACGATGCTATAAGCGAATTGTGTTCTGGCAGAACTACAGGAAGGATACTATTAAGCTGTGAAATCTAGAAAAACTTGGACTAAAAAAGAATTAATAGATTTTGAAAACGAGATTGGGGATCTTTATATGGATAACCAGCTTCCTTTTCTTTTTCATCTTTCAGGAGGAAATGAAGATCAACTGATTGAAATATTTCAGGACATAAAAGAAGGAGATTATGTAATCTCTAATCACCGAAGTCATTACCACGCTTTGCTACACGGGATACCACCCGAAACCGTTAAAGACAGGATATTAAATGGAAGAAGCATGTTCATCTACGACAGAAAAAGAAATTTCTTTTGTTCTGCTATAATTGGAGGAACCCCAGCGATTGCCGCTGGTATTGCTTTAGCTTTAAAGAAAAAAGGTTCAGATAAAAAAGTCTGGTGTTTTGTGGGTGATGGAACAGAGGACAACGGACACCTATTTGAAGCAGTTCGCTATGTGGATGGCTGGGATCTTCCTTGCAAATTTGTTATAGAAAATAACAATAGATCAGTAGAGGCAACCAATGAGGACAGGTGGGGCAAAGCCGCTGACTACAAGTGGGACTCTCCTTCAGTAATTAAATATTATTATGATATAACTTATCCTCATGCAAGAAAAGAAGGAATGATCGACCTATCTAAAACGGTTAAAAAAACTGACGAAGAGTATTTCCCCCCTCTCGAAACTAAGAAACACCCCGTTTGTGAAAATTTAAATTCTCGCGATATTTCTTACAAAGATGCGGTGTTGGAATCTATGACCAATTTAGGATCTGATAAAGATTTTATGTGCATAGGATATAATGTTTTATATGGAGATGCTATGGGGACATTAAAACATGTTGCATCTGATAAAAAAATAGAAACACCCGTTGCGGAAAATCTAATGATGGGTTTGGCCATAGGTTGTTCTTTTGAGGGATTTAAACCAATTGTTTATTTCGAAAGGCATGATTTTATGATGGTAGCTATGGATGCAATAGTTAATCATCTCGATAAAATAGAAAGAATTTCTCATGGAGAATACAAAACTCCTATTATTATTAGAGCCATTACAGCAGATGCGGGTCCATTTTATTCAGGAATAACTCATTCTCAAGATTTTACAAAAACTCTTGAGGAGGTTGTTGATTTCCCAGTTATTACTCCTACTACTGGACCTGAAGTTTTACAGGCATTTAAAGGTGCTTTTGAAAGTGGGAAGCCTTCAATAATTATTGAGAGAAAAAGCCTATATTAGTATGCCTAAAATATTAGTTATAGGAGAAAGTTGTAAAGATGTCTTTCTTTATTGCAGTTCTGAAAGGCTTTGTCCAGATATCCCAGTCCCTATTTTAAATATACAAAAAAAAATAGAAAATGAAGGCATGGCTCAAAATGTCTACAGAAATATAAAAAATATAATTTCTTCTTGTGATATTGTAACTAATTTTAATTGGCGAGATATTAAAAAAACACGATATGTAGATGAAGCATCTAATCACATGTTTATTAGAGTAGATGATGACCATTCACAGATTCCTAAGTTAGATCTTTCTTCTGTGGACTTAAAGTCTTATGATTTGATAGCGATTTCTGATTATAATAAGGGCTATCTAAGTATTGAAGATATTTCCTATATTTGCGAAAATCATGACAATGTTTTCTTAGATACTAAAAAAAAGCTTGATAAATGGGCAGACAAAGCTAGATTTATTAAAATAAATAATTATGAGCTACAGAGATCTTTAGGTACTATTAGTGAAATAGCTTTATCTAAAACAATTTGCACTAAAGGTGGCGATGGGTGCGACTATAATGGTGTCAACTACCCCGTAAATTCAACAGAAATAAAAGACTCTTCAGGAGCAGGTGATACTTTTTTCGCCGCGCTAGTGTGCGAGTTTTTAAAAAGCGGCGACATTTATAAGTCTATAAATTATGCTAATCAATCTGCCAGCAAAGTAGTCGGAGAGAGGGGTGTTACTACATTATGAAAACAATAAACCTAGAAAATATAGAGATATATGACGGACATTCCCAAAAGAATCAGCATTGTTATATTTCTAATATTTTTAACACAATAGGCACGACCAATAAGTATTATGTAGATATAGGGGCTTACGATGGAATAACAAATTCAAACGTAATTGATCTGAAGCATAATTTTGGTTGGGACGGCTTAATGATAGATAACAATGAGTCTAATAGTTCTTTGGGGTTATATAAACACTCGGTGACAAAAGAGAATATTTGTGATTTATTTTCTCAATATAAAGTCCCTACAAATTTTGATTTTCTTTCATTAGATATAGATGGAATGGACTATTGGGTATTAAAATCTATATTAAAAAATTATAAACCGAGAGTTATTTTGGTAGAATCAAATGTTAGATTCGAACCATTAGAAAGCAAAGTCTTAAAGTATAAAGAAGATTATTGTTGGGACGGACTCAACTGGTATGGGGCAAGCCCATATGCATTTAAAAAACTGTCAAATAAATTTGAGTATACTCCAATTTATGTTTTACATGACGATATTTTTATTATAGAAAACCAATCTCTTCTAGAAGAAGATATAAACAAACCTTGGGAAAAAATTTATCCTTGTCCAAATTTTGAACTTTATAAAAATCATATAAAAGCTCATCATCCATATCCAGTTAAAAATATGCGCGAGGAAGAGTGGATGGAAGTATAAGAGTGGTGAAAAAAATAACTATAACTGGCGCAAATGGTTTCATAGGAAAAAATTTATCTAACTATTTAACTAACAAAGGTTTTAAGGTTAGTAAGTTCGATATTTCTTTAGGGCATTTTGGATTGCCTGATATTTATGGGCAAGATGTTGTAATACATCTTGCCGCTAATCCTGTTACAACTGAAAAAAATTTAAAAAAGATTTTAAGTCAAAATTTTGAGTATTCTAAAAAACTATATAAACTTTGTAAAAATAACGGAGTAGCTTTTCAATATGCTAGTAGCGCTTCTGTTTATGGTTGTTCTGATAATTTTAATGAATCTGATTTTTGCAAACCACTAAGTCCGTATTCTTTCAGTAAATACATGTTTGACTGCTGGCTTTTAAATCAAAACTACCCCTATCAAGGCTTTAGGTATTTTAATGTATACGGGCTTGGAGAAGAAAAAAAGGGAAATCAGGCTAGCCCTATATCAAAATTTATTAAGCAAGCGCGAGATAATAAAGAAATTATCCTTTTTGAGAAAAGCGAAAATTATAAAAGAGATTTTGTTTCTGTAGACGATGTATGTGCTATTCATTATAAAATGTTAAGCTCAGAAGCTACGGGTATTTATAATGTCGGAACTGGAATAGCTGTTTCTTTTAAAGAAGTGGCTCAAATCATAAAAAATAAATTTAGTTGCAAAATTAAAGAAATTGCTATGCCGAAAGAATTAAAGGGTCAATATCAAAAGTTTACACAAGCAGATAATACAAAACTTTTAAAGGTTGTGGGGGATTATAAGTGGGAATCTATAAATGAATATTTAGTTAAAATATCAAATTATTTATAAAATGAAATTAATTTGGACAAATGGTTGTTTTGACGTTCTACATAGGGGGCACATTGAACTTTTTAAATATGCTAAATCTCTAGGAGATGTTCTTTATGTAGGTATCGACTCAGATTCAAAAGTAAAAAAAGAAAAAGGCGATAAAAGACCCTACAATAATCAAGTTGATAGGATTGAACTTTTAAAATCAATTAAATATATAGATAAAATATTTCTTTTTGAAAACTCAAAAGAATTAGATAATATTATTAAATCTATAAGACCAAATATCATGGTTATAGGCTCTGATTGGAAAAATAAAATTATAGTAGGAGAATCTCATTCTAAAAAAGTAGTTTTTTTTGATAGGATACCCAACTACTCAACAACTAATATACTAAAATGTTATCGCCCATAGTTTTTAACACTGAAAAATGCTCAGAATGTATCGTACATAAAAGTTGGGGGCACGAGATTATTTTTGAAAATAATGAAAAGTATTGCGGTAAACTTCTTGTTTTTAATAAGGATTCGAACTTTTCAATGCACTATCATTTGATAAAAGATGAGGCTTGGTATGTACAAAGTGGAGAATTTTTATTTACTTGGATAGATCTTGAAAAAGCAGAAAAAAAAGAAAAAAAAATAGTAAAAGGCGATTGTGTAAGAATTCGCACTGGTCAACCGCATCAATTAAAAACTTTAACTGGAGGAACTATTTTTGAAGTTTCTACTAAACATTTTGACGAAGATTCTTATAGAATTTGGCGATGAAAATATACGTGGATATAGATGAAACAATTTGTTTTTATACAGGTAAGCGTAGATATCAACTAGCAAAGCCTAACTACGATAATATAAAAAAAATAAATGATCTTTACGATGATGGCCACAATATAATTTACTGGACTGCTAGAGGATGTCGATCAAAAACCGATCGCACAGAATTAACATTAAAACAGCTTAAAGATTGGGGCTGTAAGTACCATGAGGTTATTTGCAATGAAAAACCAGACTATGATTTATTAATTTGTGATAAAACAAAGAGAATCGAGGAGATATAAACAATATAGAAATTAAAAGTTAACAATACATAATAATTTGATATTTGCACAGATTATATTTTAAATTAAAAAAAAATGAATAAAACAGCATTAATTTTAGGAGGTGGAGGTTTTATTGGAGGTCACCTCGCAAAAAAACTTAAAAGCGAAGGTTACCATGTAAGAGCAGTAGACATTAAACATCATGAATATTTTAATTGGTCAGATATATGTGATGAGTTTATAAAAGCTGATTTGACAGATGCAAAAATAGTTCAGGATGTTGTTAGAATTTCTTCAAAACATAATTTTGATGAGGTTTATCAGTTAGCTGCTGATATGGGTGGAGCAGGATATATATTTACAGGAGAGAATGATGCTAATGTCATGCAAAATTCTGCATTAATTAATTTGCACTTAGCAAAAGAAGCTGTAAAACAAAAAGTTGGTAAGGTTTTTTACTCATCTTCAGCATGCATCTATCCAGAACACAATCAACTTGATCCTGATAATCCTAATTGCGAGGAATCTTCAGCATATCCTGCAAATCCAGATTCTGAATATGGATGGGAAAAATTATTTAGTGAAAGGTTATACTTAGCATTTCAAAGAAATTATGGACTTAATGTAAAGATAGCTAGATTTCATAATATCTTCGGTCCCCAGGGAACTTGGCAAGGTGGAAAAGAAAAAGCTCCAGCTGCCATGTGCCGCAAAGTAGCAGAATGTAATGATGGAGAAGAAATTGAAGTATGGGGAGATGGAAAACAAACTAGATCTTTTTTATATATTGATGAGTGTTTGAAAGCTATTGAGAGGTTCATGGCTCAAGATGATTTTTCTGGCCCAGTTAATATAGGCTCAGAAGAAATGGTAACTATTAATGAATTAGCAGAACTAGCTATTAAATCATCAGGCAAAAATATATCTATAAAAAATCTTTTTGGTGAAGAGTTTGAAAAAAAATATGGTCATAAATGCCCATTAGGGGTGAAGGGTAGAAACTCAGATAATACTCTTTTTAAAAAACAAATGGGTTGGGATTCACAAAAACCATTACTAGAAGGAGTAAGCTCAACATATAAATGGATAGAAGAGAAAGTTAATGAAAAAAGATGATGTTGTAATTATTATTACTGGTGTTACTGGCCAAGACGGTAGTCTGATGGCAGACTACTTACTTAAAAATACAAAACATACAATTATCGGTGGAGTTAGACGATTAAGTGTTAAAAACCATGATAACATATTACACTTAACTGATAATCCAAGATTTTTTCTTATTGATTTAGATGTTACTGACCCTCAAAATATAGATAAGGTAATATCAGAATACAAGCCTCATTACTTTATAAATTTTGCAGCAAATTCTTTTGTTGCAAACAGTTGGACTCAACCAGTAAATCACATGATGACAAACTGCATGGCTGTTTTGCATCAACTTGAAGCTATTAAGAAGCACTGTCCAAATTGTAGATATTATAACGCTGGATCATCTGAAGAATTTGGAGATGTTGTAGTAGAGCCACAGAATGAAGAGCACCCACTTAGACCAAGAAGTCCATATGGGGCTTCAAAATGTTCTGCTAGGCATTTAGTAAAAGTATATAGAGATTCATACGGTTTGTATGCGGTTCAGGGTTGGTTATTTAATCATGAAGGCACTAGGAGAGGTTCAGAATTTGTTACAAGAAAAATAACTGAAAATGTCGCTCGTATTAATAATGAATATATTAACAAAAAAACTTTTGAACCTTTAAGGCTTGGTAATATCGAATCTAAAAGAGATTGGAGTGATGCTGAAGATTTTATGGATGGTGTGTGGAGAATGTTAAATCAAGAAAAGTATTGGACTAACATCTGGAAAAAAACACCTGATGATTATGTATTATCATCAGATCGAACGCATACGATAAAAGAATTTGTTGAAGAAGCTTTTAATGCAGCAGGATTTCATAGATCAATGTGTAGGTGGGAGGGTTTAGATGAAAATTGTAAATATTTTCATGGGGATGATTTGTTAATGGAAGTTGATCCAAAATTTTACAGACCAGCAGAAGTTGATTTATTATTAGGAGATTCAAGCAGGGCTAGAAATGAGCTTGATTGGAAACCTAAAAGTAGTTTTATAGATTTAGTAAGAAAGATGGTTGACAATGACATAAAAATCATTAATTCTAAGCGTGTCTAAAAAAACAAAACTTAATAAAAGACAAATCTTAGAAAATCTTTTAATTATCCCAGAAAAAGGTCGTAGACCTTTTTTTTCGCGCGAGATGAAGCTTTTAAATGATTTATGTTCTAAATATTCGCAAGAATTTATGAGCATAGTTTCTTTTCCAAAAAAATTTGAATCATTAAAATATTTAATTAGCCCTAAATTAACAGACACTTTAGATGAAAAGTTTAGAGCATTTAATTTTAAAGTAGACTTTTCAAAATACCCAAACTATAATATCGGCGATAAGTTTGGCAAAGATGCCAAAATAAAAACTACTAAAAAAACAATTAGAGATTTTTTAAATGAGTGAAGGACCAGACCCAAACGATATTCTTGGTAATTTTTTGAAATCCAATAAAAGCGATCATTATAACTTTGAAAAAGAGGTAGACTATAAAGTTTCTAGCGGCTCTTTACAGTTTGACTTAAACATGAACGGCGGCTTTGGGCCTGGGTTGCATCGTTTCACTGGTCTTACAGAAGGTGGTAAGACCTCTGAAGCTTTAGAGGTTATGAAAAATTTTTTAAACACTGTAGATAAACCTAGAGGCTTGTATATTAAAGCTGAAGGTAGGCTTGCTCCAGAAGTAAGAAATAGATCAGGTGTAAAGTTTGTGTGGTCGGCAGATGAGTGGGAAGATGGTACTTGTTTTGTTTTTGAAACAAATATCTATGAAACAGCAATGACTTGCATCAAACAGTTGATAGACGATGTAAAAAATCCTCAAAAATATTGTTTTATATTAGATTCTGTTGATGGCTTGACAGCAAAAAATGATACTGCTAAAGGTTTTGAAGAGTTTGCTAAAATAGCCTCTGGAGCCTCTATTGCAGCTAGGTGGTGTGCTCAAACTAGTATTGCTTTGGGTAAGAGAGGTCATATGGCGATATTTATCAGTCAAGTTAGATCACAAATGAAAGATAAATATTCTAAAGAGCCTGATAATGTAGGTTTGGCTACAGGAGGATATGCTTTACAACATTACGCCAATACGTGCATTCAATTTCAGCCAAGAATTAAAGCAGACTTGATCCTTCAAAACCCCAGCTTAAAAGTTGTAGATGAGAAAAAAAATCCTATTATTGGGCACTTTGCAAAAGTGTTGATAGCAAAATCTCCAAATGAAAAATCAAATGTGAGATTGTCTTATCCTGTAAGATACAATAGATCTGGTGGCACTTCTATTTGGATTGAAAAAGAAATTGTAGATTTGCTATACGCTTGGGAGTTCGTAGAAAAAAAAGGCTCTTGGATCAAGCCTACAGAAGATTTTAAAGACTTGTTAAAAGAAAATAAACTAGATTTTCCAGAGCAGATACAAGGAGATAACAATTTATTTAAAACTCTTGATGAAAACAGTAAGCTTTGTGACTTTTTGATAAAGTATTTCAAAAAACAAATTGGAGTATGAAGTTTGTCGATCAGTACGGTAAACAAAGAAACCTTAAAAATGCAAAAAAATATTTAATCGATTGGGAAAAACCTAGCAGGAGTAAATTCCAAACAAACGTTAAAAAATTTTTGCGACTATATTGGGAGAATGACATTGTTTTTGAAGAATTTAGGGTTGTTGGAAGTAGACTGACTTTAGATTTTTACAATGCCAGTAAAAAGATAGCTGTAGAGGTCCAAGGCGCTCAACATACTAAATTCGTTAAACATTTTCATAAAAACCACTTCAAGTATGCTGATCAACTCAAAAGGGATGAAAAGAAGCTTGATTTCTGCAAAGCAAATGCAATAAAGTTAGCAGAGGTTTACCCTCAAGATGAGATACAAGCATCATTATTTAAAAATCAAGATATATACCTATGAATATTGAAGATGAAGAAAGTGATTTTCATATACCAAGTGAAATGGTTGATAAAATGTATGAGCTTTCAGGTGGCGCAGATAAATATAAAGGGATCATAATGGCTGTTTCATCTGAAAATGGTAAGCCATTAATATATAGGAAATTCGATTGTGCTATGACTCAATTAGCTTTAACTAAATGTTTACAAGACTTTTTTGAAAGCTCTGTGGTAGAAAAAACAAGTGAGGACGATGAAGAATGATATACTCTTATGAGCTAGAAAAACAGCTTTTAGCAGGTTTATTAAAAGAGCCTCAAGCATTGACAGAAATATGTAATTTCATAAATATCTCTGATTTTTATTCTGAGCAATCATCTCTAAATAGCACGATATTTAGAATTATAGAACAAGCCGTAAATGCTGGAGAGGATGTTGATGAAATTATCATTGCTCAAAGAGTTAACGATGTGGGGATATCATTTGAAGACAATTTAAACCCTTCAGATTATATAAAGTCTTTATCACTAAGAAAAGTTCCCTCTGGCAACACAATCAAAACAGCCAAAGAACTTAAGAAATATTCTATTAGGCGAGAGATATTTAAATCATCTAATACCATAGCGAAAAGGATGAAAGGAATGTCTCCTGAGTCCTCTTATTCAGATATTATTGAAGCTGCTGATAAAATTTATAATTCCAAGATAAATTTATATGAGATTGGCAATGATATTCCTGTGAATATATATGATGATATGGAAAGTATCATTGAGGAAAGAGGTAATAACCCTATCACTGAGTTTGGTATGCTTGGGCCTCATGAAAAAGTTAATCAAATGTATGGCTCTTTATTGAGACCTGGAAATATAACTGTGGTTGTCGCTAGATCAGGAGTTGGTAAAACTCAGTTCTGTATGGATTATTGCACAAAGGTAAGTTTAAAATATAATGTACCTGTTTTGCATTTTGACAACGGTGAGATGAGTAAGGAAGAACTTATAATGAGGCAATGTTCAGCTTTATCTAATATTCCAATGCATTTGTTAGAAAGTGGTAAATGGAGACAGGCTGGTAAGAATGTTGTTGAAAAAGTTAGATCGGTCTGGGCAAAGATAAAAGACTTAAAGTTTTATTATTATAATGTAGGGGGAATGGATGTAGACTCAATGATAAACACATTGAAAAGATTTTATTATTCTAAAGTAGGCAGAGGCAACAATATGGTTTTTTCTTTTGACTATATTAAAACAACTTCTGAGTCTACTATGAATAAATCTGAGTGGCAAATTGTTGGAGAGATGGTTGATAAATTTAAAAAATGTGTGCAAAAAGAAATTTTGCATAACAGTGAGCCTATAATACCCATGATTACTTCTGTTCAATCAAATAGGTATGGCATAACAAATAATAGAAATTCAGATTCAATAGTTGATGACGAATCAGTTGTGTCTTTATCTGATAGAATAACACAATTTTGTTCTCACATGTTCATATTGAGAAATAAGACTGCTGATGAAATAGAGAGGGAGGGGGCATCTTTTGGCACTCATAAACTTATAAATGTCAAGTCTAGACATTTAGGTAGCGATATAGCTGGAGCTATAGAGCCTGTTAGAGTTGGAGATACATTAAGAAAAAATTCAATTAATTTAGATTTTAATAATTTTAATATAACTGAAAGAGGCGACTTAAGAGATATAGCTCGTGTATTAAATGGTGAAATTGAATTAAACACAGATGGAGAGCAACAAGAAATACCAGACTTTGATCAGCTCGGATGATTTTCAGCAAACTTTAGAATCTTTAGGGTATAATTTAGTAGATTGTGGAGATCATTGGAGAACTCAAGCTTTATATAGAAATGGCGACAATAAAACTGCCCTTAAAATATATAAAAATACAGGAGTATGGATGGATTTTGTCGAAAACAAAGGGTCTCAACCCTTTGAATCTCTTGTTAGAGCCACTGCATTATTAAGAAATGAAGATTATACATCAATAATTTCAAAAATTAAGTCTGGTACTGTAGAACAATATGTAAAGAAGCAGACTATAGAAATGGAAAAGGTTTACCCTATAAAATCTTTAGATAAATTATTTCCTAATTATAAATTTTATAATGATAGAAATATATCTGAGGAAACTCAAAAACTTTTTGATGTGGGTTTAGCTGGTGTTGGTAAAATGTATAGAAGGATGGTCTTTCCAATATTTAATGAACATCAACAAATTATAGGTTTTTCTGGAAGAAAAGTCGATAATAACAATAATTATCCAAAATGGAAACACATTGGAAAAAGAAATAATTGGGTTTACCCAGCTTTTAATGTAAAAACAGGCGTAAACGAGGCTATTGAACAAGATAAAACAGTAATATTAGTAGAAAGTATAGGAGATGCTCTTGCCCTTTATGAACAAAATTTTAAAAACGTGCTTGTCATATTTGGCTTATGCGTTAACAACAATATCATTAATTTTCTTAGCAGTAAGTGCGTTAACCGTATCTATATCTGTACTAATAATGATGGCAATAGTTCAGAAAATAGAGGACATATTGCAGCTGTTAAAAACTACTTAAAACTGTCAAAATACTTTGATTTACAAAATTTAAGTATAAAAATGCCTCCAAAATCATATAATGACTTTGGTGATGCCCATTTAGATAATTTTGAGCTTAAAGATTGGTACTATGAAAGCATAGACCAGTATCAACAGCTTCAAAAAATTTTAAAATTTGTCGATAAAAATAATTCATGCTTCACTAAGAAAGAAATAAAGACTTCGTTAGTGTTAAGCAATGAATACTCCTGACACGCCTCTATCTGCAAGTAGAATTAAAACGGCTCAATCCTGTTCTTGGCTTTACTGGTGTAAATATAAATTAAATTTACCAGATAAAAGTAATGATGGCGCAAAAAGGGGTTCTATTTGTCATTTAATTTTCGAAGTTTTAGGCGTAAAAAAAAGAAAAAAATATTTTAATAAAATTATAAAAACACAAGATGTTTTCTCTGTTAAGTCTATTAAAAGGCTTATATTGAAACATGCACATAAAGAGGGTGTTGACGATACTGAGAATGTAGAGTTGATGAAGGATATGATATTTAATGGCTTAACTTATGATTTTTTCGGGCATGAATTAGGAAAACCAACGCAAGAATATTCTGAAAAGGATTTTTTGATTGTAGAGAATAATGGCGAGATAAAATATAAAATTAGAGGATTTATAGACAAATTATTTTTATACAAAACAAAAAAGTTTGCCATTATAAGAGATTTTAAAACTAGTAAATCAGTTTTTAAGGGTAAAGATCACACTGACAACCTTCAAGATTTAATGTACAGCTTAGCTGTTAAAAAAATGTTTCCAGAGTATGCCACTAGGGTCAGTGAATTTTTATTCCTAAAATTTGATTTAGATGAGAATTCTAATAACAGCGGCTTGGTAAAAATGAAGCCTTTAGATAATGAAGAGCTTTATGGTTTTGAGATGCAATTGTCTGAAATACAGAGATATCTAGATAATTTCTCTATAAAGGATGCAAAAAGTAGCTATGCAGCTTATAAAGACTTCCCAAAAGATGGATCATTTAGTGGGAAACTTTTATGTGGATTTGCAAAAGAAAAAGGTGAATTAAAAATAGATGGAAATCCAAAATGGCATTGCCCTATGAAATTTGACTTTTTCTATTACAAAATTTTCAATAAAGAAGGAGATTTTCACTCATCTTTATTTGAAGATGATTTTGATGAAAAATTATTACCCAAAGGATTTTCTTATGAATTAAAATATTATGAGGGTTGTCCCGCTCATTTAAGTTGACATGTGAAAATTGGTTTATATATTTCTTATATGACCCCAGTTTTTAAGTCAGATTATTCTATAGGCAAAAGCATTTTAACTATAGATAATATTATAAATCTTCACAAAAAAAGTAATCAAAATTTTTTATTATTAGTTGAAGATTCGATGACTGGTTTTGTTAAAGCTCATAACATAACAAAACAAAATAATATTCATCTTGTTTTTGGATTGAGAATTTCTTGCTGTAACGATATTCATAAACAGAGTGATAATTCAGATCATAAAATTGTAATTTTGGCAAAAAATGATAAAGGATGTAAGCTATTAAATAAAATATATTCTCATGCACATATAGGTAATGAAGGTAATATTGATTTTAATTACTTAAATAAAATATGGGACGACAATAGTTTACAGCTAATAATACCTTTTTATGATTCATTTATATATCAAAATCAGCTGCACTTAAAAAACTGCATACCTAATTTTAATAAAATTAAACCTATTTTTTGGATAGAAAAAAATAATCTACCTTTCGATAGTATTGTATCTGAAGCTGTCTTTGATTACTCAAAAGATAAATATGACACAGAACTAGTAAAAAGTATCTTATATGAGAAAAAAAATGAAGCAGAAGCTTTACAAACTTATAAAATAATATGTGGCAGAAAGTTTGGTAGGCCATCTACTTTAAGTTGCCCTAATCTAAATCATTTTGGTAGCAATGAATTTTGTTTTGATAGTTATAAGGAGTATGTAAATGGATGACACTTTATTAAGATTTAATAAAAATCAAAAGTATATTGTTTTTGATACTGAAACTGAAGGTTTAAATTTAATTAATTCAAGACCTTGGCAAATAGCTTGGCTTGTAGTAAAAGGCGATGAAATACAAGAAAAGCATGATAAATTTATACATTGGCCGAATATAAATGTATCTGAAGGGGCGGCTAAAGTTACAGGTTTTTCAGAAAAAAAATATTATTCGAAAGCTATACCTCCAAATGAAGTTTGGGATGAGTTTTGTAAACACCTTTACGATCAAGATACATTAATTGTTGGTCAAAATTTACTTGGGTTTGATGTGTACATGGTTGATGTATGGCGTAGAGCAATGGGTAAAAAATTAGATCAAAGTTATGTTAAAAGGATTATAGATACTAAAGCTTTAGCAACTGCCATAGCTAAAAATATACCTTATAATAATCATAAATTTATTAACTGGCAATATAGACTTTTAAACTATAAGGAAAGAGGTTTAAAAACATCACAGGGTTTTTTATTGAAGCATTATAATATAAAACATGATCCTAAAAAACTTCATGATGCACTTTATGATATAGAAATGAATTTCAAAATATTTAAAAAGCAACTTTTTGACTTAGAGATATGATATTATCTGATTATAAGACCTATGAAACACCATTTCCAGTTGGTGTGAAACTACCAGAAATCAAGATAGAAAAAAAATATTATGACGAGGTTGCTTGTAAAGACTTGGAAGATAACTATCAGTTTTTGAGAAAGCTTTGTTTCAACAGGTTAAAACAAAAAGGGATACATCAATTACAAAATGCTCAAGTTTACTATGACAGGTTAAAAGAGGAGTTACAAATTTTTGAAGATCTTGGGTTTATTGATTATGTTCTTTTAAACTGGGATATAATAAATTTTTGTGTGCAAAATGATATTCCTGTTGGTGCTGGTAGAGGTAGTGCTGCTGGGTCTTTAGTTCTATATGTAATCGGAGTTACAGATATAGACCCCATAGAGCATGATTTATTTTTTGAAAGATTTGTTTCTAAAAGTAGGGCTAAAAAAATAGAGCATAAAGGTGAAATATATTTAGATGGCAGTCTATTAGCTGATGTTGATAATGACATTTCTTATGATCGCAGATCTGAGGTTATAGAATACATAGAAAAAAAATTTAAAGGTAGAACCTCTAAAATTTTAACCTTAAATACGTTAAGCAGTAAACTCTGCATGAAAGAATGTTGCAAAATTGTTGAAGAACTTTCAGAGGCTGAAGTAAATATAATTAGTGAAAGCATACCTAAAACTTTTGGAAAGGTAGCTAGTTTAGATAAAGCTTGTAAGGAAAGCGAAACATTCAAAAAGCATGCTGATGATCATCCAAAAGCGTTTTCTATAGCAAAAAAACTAGAGGGTCTAAATAAAAATACAGGAGTTCACCCATCAGGTATTTCAATATCATTTTTCGATCTTGAAGATATCATGCCTTTACAATTAACTAATGACGATTCATTAGTATCAGCTTATGATATGAATGACGTAGCTAGCTTAACAGTAAAATTTGATATATTAGGTTTAAGAACTTTATCAGTTGTTAATGATGTTTGCAAACAGCTTGATATAAATGTAAAAGATATAAATCCTCATGATCCGTCAATATATGCAGCTTTATCATGCTTACGCTGCCCTCAAGGATTATTTCAAATTGAAGCAGATACAAACTATAAAGTTTGTCGCACTATATGCCCTAAAAGTTTAGAGGAGTTATCTGCTGTTGTTGCTATAGCAAGACCTGGAGCTTTAGAGTTCTTAGATTATTATGCAGCATATGCTAAAACAGGTGATTTTTCATCTGTTCATGAGTTTTTTGACGACATCTTAAGTTACACAGGGGGAATACCACTATACCAAGAGCAGCTTATGAAAATGGCTGTAAAAGTGGGATTTAGTTTAGATGAATCTGAGCAGCTAAGAAGAATAATTGGTAAGAAAAAAGTTGATCAGATGCCAGCTTGGAAGGCTAAAATAACAGAAAAAATAAAACAAAATAATTTAGACCCTAAAATTGGTAAAGTTTTATGGAAGGTCGCTGAAGATTCAGCTAATTATTCTTTTAATAAGTCGCATTCAATAAGTTATGCTTACTTAGCTGCAATAACAGTTTATTTAAAGTTTAATTATCCAAAAGAGTTCTTTTTAAGCCTTTTAAAATATGCAAAATATGAGCCAAACTCTCATGAAGAAATAGCAAAAATCACTCAAGAGCTTTCATCATTTAACATCAAACTTTTACCACCTGATTTAAATAAGTCTGATATAGATTTTAAAATAGAAGGCTCAAACATAAGATATGGATTAAATTCTATCAAAGGGGTTTCGGATAAAGTTTTAGAGTCATTATTAAATTTCAGAGAGGAGAGTTTTTCTAATAAGTATGACATTTTTGTCTGTGCTAAACAGGCTGGAATGAATATAGGAATTTTATCAGCTTTGATACAAGCTGGATTATTAGATTCTTTTGTTTCTTCAAATAGATGCCGCTTAGTTCTTGAAGCTCAAACATTTAATATACTAACTGATAGAGAAAAGCGTAATTTTATAGAGCTTGGATCAAAATATGATTTTGATATTTTAAATTCAGTGCATGATCAATATTCTAATAAGTCTGTTGGCGATGATGGAAGACTTATAATGACTGAGAAAAGATTTCAAACTTTTAAAAAGAAGTATAGCCCATATAAAGATATTTATGAAATGAACAAGAAGTATCTTAGATATGCTAATTGGTTTTTCGAAAATAAGCTACTAGGGTATAGTTATTCTCACAAATTAAAAGATATTTTTGATTTATCTCAAGACTTCATATCTGCTGAAAAAATTAAAATAGAGTCTAATGAAGAATCTCCTGCTTTTACAGACTTAAAATTCATAGGTGTTGTTACAGACTCTGTAAAAAGAACTAGCAGGAATGGCAATAAATATGTTAGATTAGATTTACAAGATGAAAGTGCGCTTATAAGCGCTTTATTTATGGATTCTGAAAGAGAGCAAAAATTAACAAATTACTTAAATTCTGGCAAAAAAATACCTAAAAAAGAGGACATTGTCATAATTAATGGTAGATTAGGAGATGATATTATATTTATTGAAAAAATGCATTCATTAAAGGATAAAATCTACATGAAGCTATCTGAGATAAAATAGTGTAAATACTTATGATGGGTTTAACAGATTTCAATTTAACTCCAAAAGCTAAAAAATGTATAAAAGATTCTAAAGCTTTTGCGCAGTCGAATAACCATAAATTGATAAATATAAGTCATTTAATTTATGGATGTTTAATTAATTTATCTGATAGTTGTTTAGTTAAATTAAAAAGTTTTGGATTTGATCCAGATATAAAAGAATTTTTAAAGCTATTCAAAGAGTTTTGCAAAGAGAGAAAAGATTTATATGATACTGATGAAGAAGGTTGGCATGAAGAAGTCAATGAAGTAATCTTTTTCGCCAAAGATTTTTCAGATAACTTTGATAGTTATTTCATAGGGGTCGAGCACATACTTTATGTAATTTTTGATATGGATGGAGACTTTGTAAAATTTTTAAAAAGCAAAAACATTGATGTACAATATGGCAAAGAAATAATAGAGGCTCATGTTATTGAGACAGCAATACCATCTTCAGATCAGGTTAAAAATATTTTTCACATAGAGGGTAAAAAAGTTTTTTCTTTTGAAAAATCTGACACTAAAAAAGCTTTAAAAAGCATAGAAATATTAGACAAATACTGTGTCAATCTAAACCATAAATTTATAACAGAAAACTCCTCAACAATTTCTTGTAGAGATTCAGAAATAAATGAATTGATTGAAATTTTGTTGAAAAAAAATAAATGTAATGCAGTGCTTATTGGCGATGCTGGCGTGGGTAAAACTGCTATAGTAGAGGGATTAGCTCAAAAAATTGTAAATCAAAAAGTGCCCTGCCATTTAGCTTTAATGCAGGTATATTCAGTTGATATTACTTCTATGCTGGCTGGTACAAAGTATCGTGGTGAGTTTGAACAAAGATTTAAACAATTGATAGATGAAGTTTCTAAAGATGAAAATATCATACTATTTATTGATGAAATACATACTATAATTGGAGCTGGTAGTTCTGAGGGTGGTGTTGACGCGTCGAATATGTTAAAGCCAGCGTTAGCTCGTGGTAACTTGAAATGTATAGGAGCTACAACTTTTCAGGAATATAAAAAATTCTTTGAGAAAGATTCTGCAATCACAAGACGCTTTGATAAAATTGTAGTTAATCAACCCAGCAAAGCTGATACTAAAAAAATAATAGTAAACACTCTAGAATACTATGAAGATTTTCATCATGTTAAATATGAAGAAAAGGAAATAGATTTAATTTTAGATTTGTGTGAAACATTTTTAAGTAATAAAAATTTTCCAGATAAAGCGTTTGATGTAATCGATCAAGTTGGAGCTAAAACTAAAATAAAATATTTTAAAAATTCAGATAAAGTCACTGATGCTCGTGGAACTTTTACTGATTTGATAAAAAATTTAGATAACGATTCAGAATTTGACGAGACTAAATTCACTGAAATCATCAAAGATTATATCACTACAATGTCTACATTTATGGATTCAAAGGGTAAAGGTAGAAAAAGAAAAATTAGGGAAAAAGATATAATAGATGTTGTTAGTGAAAAAAGTGGTATATCGCAAAAAGCCATCATGCAAAAAAAGAATATTTTTTCTAAATTTATGGAAAATATAAAATCTGAGGTTTTTGGTCAAGATGATGCATTAGAAAGAATATACAGCAACCTGTCATGCGCTAAAACTGGGTTATCAGATAAAAATAAACCCTTATCAAGTTTTTTGTTTATAGGTTCTACTGGAGTTGGTAAAACATTTACAGCTAAAAATATAGCTAAATACTTTTTTGGTAGTGAAAAATCGTATATACAGCTCAATATGAGCGAATATCAAGACAAAACTAGTATAAATAAACTAATTGGCGCAAGCGCTGGTTATGTTGGTTATGATGATGGAGGTATATTATCTGAGCATGTAAGAAACAACCCTAATTGTGTCGTCGTTTTTGATGAAATAGAAAAATGTGAGCCTAAAATATTAGATATTTTATTGCATTTACTAGATGAGGGATACATAACAGATAATTTGAATAGAAAAATTGATTTTAGTAATACAATAGTTGTTATGACATCAAATATAGGTCAGAGAGAAAAGCAAAAAAGAAGTATGGGATTTTTAGATGATTCTGATAGTCCTAAAAAATTAGAAAGCTCCGCTGTAAAAAAATATTTAAGACCAGAGTTGATCTCAAGGATAGATGAGATATTGAGCTTCAATGATTTGCAAGATTCTGTTTATTTAAGTATTATTACAAAAGAAATCAAAAAACTTAAAGAAAGATTGCAGCTAAAAGGAGTTCACTTAAAAATAACTCCTCATGTTAAAAAATTTATTTTTAATGAAATAAAAAATAAAAAAATTCATGCGAGAGATATAAAAAGCTTTGTAAAGAAATTCATTCAATTTCCTGTCTCTAAATACATTATGGAGCACAAAGATGTAGATACTGTTGGAGTTAAGGTGAAAAACAAAAGTATATGTTGCTTATAAAATGAGCTTACATTTATACAATAATAAAGCTTATGTTTTAAACGCTCCAAGCTTACAAAAATCGACTGAAGAATACGTTCTCACAATTATAGATAAAATATATAGCGACTTAAATGTGCAATCTGTAACGTTATTAGATAATGGGATCAACTATGACACTTATTCTTTAAAATCTTTAGATGGTAAATTTTATCTTTTAAAAGTATCTCTTGATTCAGAAAACATTCAGCTATCTAGAGAAAGTTTCTTTTTAAAACAATTAAAAAATTTTGCATCTGCTAAGTTTATATGTCTTAAAAAAATAAAAGTGGGTGATGATATACTATGTTTATTATCTCAATTCCCTAATTGCGTAAACTTAAAAGATGTGGGCAGAGATTTTTTCTTAAAACACGCAGATGTATTTTTTTGGACACATAAAGGGTTGATTGAAAAAATTAAACCAAAAAAATTAAAAAGCGGTTATCTTAAACAACTAACTGAAAACCTAGATTTTTCCAAGAATTTTGCAGATAAAACAAAAAATTCAATAAAAGATTATACTGATTACGATAGGTTAGAAAAAATTTTATTTAACTTACTTGATGATATTAGGGACTCAGCTCCTAATATGAGTAGTTTTACTCCATGTTTATCAAACATTACTATCGATTCTATATTTTTAACTAATTCATTGTTTTTTTTCGATAAGTTAGAGGACTGTTGCAAATATGATCCATATCTAGATTTATGTGATATTATATTGAATTTAGGTTTTAAAAATGAAGCTAAAGATCAAATAGTATCTGCATACACAAGTGTTTATAAAAATTTTAATGACGAAAAATTTAAAAGTTTTTATGATTTTTGCGTTAAAAAGAAATTATTAGAAAGCCTTAACGATTATCTTAGAGAGGTTTATGAATTAAGGTGTCTAAGAATTAACAAAATTAGTGAAGTTATTTCTATATTTTATTCTAGTTTTAAAAACTTTAAAAAACTGCCTGTTTTTATAGATAATCAAGATTTTTTACTTAAAACAATAACCGAGCCAGTTTTAGGTGTAAAAGCGTAATATTTAGTGTAAATATTAATGCAAAATGCCTATCCCAACTCCAAATGATAAAGAGAAAAGATCTGACTTTATGAGCAGATGTGTTGCTGATTTATCTGAAAAAGGAGAATTCGGAGATAACAAACAAAGAGTAGCTGTTTGTATGTCACAATTTGAAAAAGCCTCAAAAAAAGCATCGGTTGCAGTCGGCAACGAGTTTTTAGACGGCAAAGGTCCATGGGATGATCAAGATTTATTTTTTTTATATAACACACCACAAACTAAAATGAGCGAAGCCACAGATAAAAAAATGTCCAAAGATAAAAAAATGGACGAACAAGAGAGCAGAATATTTAAATCCTATATGAGCCATTGCGCAATGAATGATGCAGAAATGGTTGATACTAAAGATATGAATATGGATAATACTATGAAAGCATGCGCTGTTCAATATGCACAGGATAAACCAATGTTGATGGAAAACGTAAATGGCGAGCTTACAGAGAAACAAAAAAAACTACCACCTGCTTTACAAAAGGCTATTCTTAAAAAGATGAAAGAAGAAGGTAAAGCTCATCATTATGGTAATGATAAAAAGAATAAAGCTCATCATTATGGCAAAGATAAAGAGACTAAAGCTAGTATTGGAAAACCTTATCCTGAATTAGATGAAAGAGTTAAAAATAGCCTGAAGGCTATGGATATGAAAGATAAGGATGAAAAAATGAAAGCCATGGATATG